TCTAACTTGTTGTAAAGCTTCTAACATTGTTTGTCTATATCTACTCATTTGTTCTCCTATAACGCCGAATAAACTGCGTCCCAATTTTTAACTTTTCGTTTAAGATCACCTATCATCATCTTTTCTAATCTTTGTCTTAATGTGATAGCATCACTTCCAATATATCTTCCATAAGTATCGTGTATTTTTCCTAGAGATTCATATGCGTCTGCTAATTTTTTATCTCTTAAAATTTTATCAGCAATATATCTTCGTGCTTCAAAGTGATCGTTGTTTGCTGTTTTTGCTCTAATGTATTGTAGTTCAGTTTTACCTGCTTCTGCCTCTTGCAAGTCTAATCTCATTTCTTTTAAAGTTTTAGTCATATTCTTTTATCTCTAGTTTTAATTCACTATTACCTTTATGTAATCGGTGAAACTCTTCCTTGTTAATATGATAATTTTGCCCTACTTCTAATTCAAAAGGCAAATCATTATCCATTTGTAATTTCCATCCTGTACCATAAATCACTTTGACAACTCTACTTTTTTTATCTTTGTGCCATATCAATTGTTCATTTTCAACATTTTCTTTAAAGACTCTAGTAAATACATTATCGTAAGCACTCTTTTCAAAGTCTTCAAATGGTTTATAATAATCTAACAATTCTTTCATTACCAATAAAAATTTCCACCGCCAGAAAGTCCTAACGTTTTTGCATAACGAGGTAAGTTACACGCCCAATAAGCAGCCGATGTTCTATCTTTTTGTTGACTACATTTGTGCCTAGCAGCAAAACTTTTTCTTGCTTCAGGATCATTTAGTTTTACTTTTAATCCTGTAGTATCACCCCACGTTACTTTTTTAATCTTATCACCGTCTTTGACAAATACATAAAACTTTTTAGGTCCACCCTTTTTAGGTTTGTTTAGTTCTACGTCTTTTTCTTCGACAGATATTGGCACATCTAAAGGAACTTTTCTTTTTTCTTCCTCGCAATATGCAAATTCACCTATGTCGGTTTCTAATAACTGTCTATCCCAATCAGATATTTCAGTCAGTAGACCCTCATTATATAACTCTCTTGCCTCTCTAAACAATCTATAAAATTCTTCACTATGAAGTCTATAGATATTTTCAGCAAACGGTATATTATTCTCAATATGATAATGTACCGATTTAGAAATCTTATCTTTGTAATCTGCAAAACTTAACATTATAAATTCCTTATCATTTTAGATACAACTTCAGATAATTTTGTCTTCCATTCTTCTTTGTATCTTTCTCTATATTTATCTATTGTTTCACTTGAAGCTGCCCAATCATTTATATCTTTTACAGAAATATCTGTTGTCATTGGTCTTGTTACAACTTGTTCACCTGACGTGCCATCAACTGATGGTTTATACGATCCTCCTTGATAATTAGGGTCAAATCCGTCTTGTCCTGGTGTTACTTTTAATGTATGTTGAGCATAATCGTGTCCAATATCGTATGCTTCTGGCACACAATTTGGTACTTGTTTTCCACCTTTATTTTTCATTCCTACCTTCTTATATCCTGTCCAACAAGCGTCTGATAATTCTTTCTTTAATTCACCAAACATCTTTTTGTATTTTTGTGTATGTACACTTGGTTTTGTTTTTGCGTCTTTATCACCAGGTGCTGGGTCATTGTCATTTTTAGTTGTATCTGTTTTACTAAAATGTTTTGCCCTTGTTGATTTTGTATCTTTTGATAACTGTTTGTAATATTTTTTAGGTTGACTACCTTTTTCTTTAGATATGTCTTTATCTTGTGGTAATCTATCTGTATGTCCGTATTCTTTCTTTTCAGAAACAGCTTCAAATCCATAATCAATATCTAAATTGTATTCTCGCACTTGAGCCTCTCTATCTGCAGGATCTGGTAAACAATCCCAAATCCACGCCTTATGTAAATTATTATCGTTATCTTCTACAACAATGTAATTAGTTCCTCGTCTAACAACTTTGCCATCTATATTTTCTCTAATGTAATTAACTTTGTCACCTATGTTAAAGATCATTTCTCTAACATACAAATCTCTTATTTGTTGTTGTTCAAATTCTTGTAAACTTGCAATAGGTCTATGGTCACCTACATATGTGTAATTAGCAGCTAAATTCATACCACGTCTTACATCTTTAAATAGTTTTTCTACATCTCCAAATCCTCTAGGCAATCCTTGACTAAAAGATTTAACGTCTCCTTTTTGAGCAGCGTCCCTCATCTTACTTGCTGACATACCTGATACACCTTCAGCATCTGGATCTCTTTCACCAGCAGAAACAACATTGATCTTATCAAAGTTATAATATCCGTGTCTGGATTTTACATCATTATATTTTTTTAATATTGTTTCAAATTCTCTAACTCTATCACTACCTACTACCATACTAACTTCTTTATAACCTTTTTTATACAAATTAGTAGCAATATCTAATACCATATTAGAAGTATTTACCTCTATGTTTCTAGCGTGTTGTGGAAACATTTTTTTCATATAATCTAATTTCTGTCTAGCAGATAATGGATTCTTTTTAGGGTCTTCACTTCTACTTAAATAAATTTTATAATCATTTGTAGGTAAAGATTTAACTTTGCTAATTAATTTTTCGTGTCCTGTAGTAGGTGGATTAAATCTACCAAAAGTAAATGCAACAGATTTTGCCTCTGGTAAATATTCTTCGTGTACCATTGATTGTAGTTTTTTAGAGTCAATATCTTTAAATGTATCTGCAACAACGGAAGCATAATATCCTATATCGTGTCTTAATGGTAAACCTTCTAATGATCTTTCTCTTTTCTTTCTATTAATAACATCTTGTAAAACTTTAGCAGCATATTCATATCGTTTAGATGTTGTTGCCATTCTTTTTAATTTACCTACAACATCTTTAAACCATCTAGTAGTAGTTAATTTAATTTTATCTAATGTAACTGATTCTACTTTCAAACTATCTATTTCTGCGTCTGTTACTTTACCATCATCTAATATTTGTTTACACTTTTTGTAGAATTTTAAGTAATGATATTTTTCTAACATCTTATAGATAACATTTTTAGGTAATCTATTTTTAATACCGTATAATCTGATTTCATCTGGCGACATATCTTTATCAAACGCAGCTCTTCTTTCAACATCTACGTTGTCGCCAATCTTAATAATTTGTTGTAAGTCATCTTCTATTTCTTCTAACTTACTATTAATTTTGTCTTGTAGGTTTAAAACATCATTTGGAGTTAAATCTTTTAGTTCATCATAATCTATAATATCTCTTTTTAATTCACCCTTAACGACATCTATCTCTTGTACTTTTTTATTAAAGTCATTAATGTACATATCAATGTCAAAATTAAATTCTTCAGGTCGTTTTATAAACTTGTTTTTACCTATATCATAAACAGCATCTGCTTTTTTATTTTGATCGTCATAAGTTTTTTTATCTGTTATGAAATAATAATTAATAGGATGCTTTGTACCTGGTATTAACTTACCTTGTATATTATCTGGATTGGAAGCAGACAAATATTTTTTAGAAAGTCTGACTCTTTCTTCTTCTTGTTTTTCTTTTGGTACATCAAACAATACATTAATATCTAAATCTGCGTCATCTCTATATCTTTTTGTTAAGATAGAACCTATTAAAGAATAATCTAATATAGGATATTCTTTTTTGAATTCTGTAAACTGTTTCATTATCATACCAATAATTTCACTTTTAATCTTAGGTTCTTTTGTGTCTGCATTATCAAACACACCAGGTGCATAAGTTCTTCTTGGTATATCAATAATAGATTCTTTTATGAAGTCTTTAAATCTCATCTTCTTTTTAACTCCAATTCTTTTTTAATCCAACTCATTGCTATACCACTTTCTGGTTTAGTTCTTAATCTACTTCTAATAAAACGAGAAGCAGTATTTAAAGTTTGTGTAACTAATTCTTGTTCACTTCTATTGTTATCGACAATTAACATTTTATTAGGACTAAACAATCTTTGAAATGAACCTATATTTGCCTGTACACCTTCCCAATTCTTTTTTACAATATATTCTGGTATTGATCTTGGTCTAGTTTTATTTCTTTCTAATGCAACATCTAAACTTGTATTAACAAATACCATATAACAATCATATCCGATATGTCTTAATAATGCAACTTGACTTTGTACTAATTGTAAATCTCTGCCTGTTGCGTCTATAACTAATCCCAATCTACCTTGTATGTAAGTATCTAATGCTGAAGCGGTAGTCGTTTTTGCTTTTTGTCTAATAATGTTTCTAAAGTATTCTTCTTCATCTGGCATTTTAAGAGATAAGTTTGCTTGTTTCAAACCTCTTTCAAATGATCTATCAGAATTTACTACTTTTAAACCTGTTCCACCAAAAGCAGTAGCAGTTACAAAAGTTTTACCTGAACCAGGACCACCTGCAAGAAAAAATGCTTTGAATATACCAGGATCATAAACACCCTCGTTTATATATTGTCTGATTTCGTCTAAAGTTTTTTTCATTTATTAAACCTGCATTGTTCTCGGAACATCTACTAACAGACCATCAAAGGCTGCTGTATATCTACCGTTATTACTTCTTGTTGTTAATCTAAAATCTATATCTGATTTTTCTGGCACTCTAAATGGCACTTCAAATTTATATTCATAACCATCTGAACCTGAAACTTCAAAAGTGTGTTGTATTCTAAATGCTGTTTGGTCAAAAAATCTTACATAAAAGAAACCTGAAGCGTCAGCACCTGCTTGAGATGTACAAGCACCTTTTAATAATAATAAATCTTTACCAGCAGGTACGGTATAAATCATCATTAAAGTTTGTGCTAAACCCACATTAATATACAACACGGTATTTGCACCTATTCTTACATCAATTGCACCAACATTGTTTGCACCTGTTGAAATATAACCTCTATACACTCTTAAAAATTGTTTTGTTGTACTTGCTGTACCACTACTTGACAATGTAATTGTATCTGATATTTCATTATAGTTTGAATCCAATCCTAAAATTGTTAAAATCTTTCCGTCATCACTTGCGTTAACGGCCTGTGCTGTTAATACACTTGCACTTGTTAATGCTGACCAAGGATATAAAGTATCATTTTTATCCCAACAAGTACCTGTTGTGTTAATAGACAATTGAGGTACTGCACCAAATTTGTGTATGCTTGAAGCGCCTCTTACAAGTCCTCTTGCAATTTGATAATTTTGTTCTGTTAAATATCCTGTTGCCATTATCCTTTAACCCAATCTTTTGCAATAGTAAAGTTTGCTCTACTAAATTCTAATCTATCTACAAGTTTAACTGCACCTGCTTTTTTATCAACTGCAACAAATCCTTCTGGATTAGTTACACGATAACCGTTTGGTGTTCTAATAAAATGTCCTATACTTTGTATTTGAGATAGTTTTTGAATTAAAAAATTCTTTGCGTTACCTAAACTTACGTGTGAAGCAATTGCAAAATATAAAGCACTTCTATTTTTATCTATAAAACTTAAACCTGTTTTCATTATATCTCTATACTTTTGTTTTCCACTTTCAGTTTTTCTTGCCATAATTTCTGTTCTTAAAATCTGTTCGTAATATTCTCTAAACATATCTTGTAAAGTTTTAACTTTTGCCATAGAGTTACCTTTACTATTTCTAATATAGTAATTAAAAAATGTCTTTAATCTAAACCCTACTGATAAACTATCGTTTGATTTCATAGTATCTAACAAAGGTGCCGCCTTTGATAAAGAACCTTCTGCCATTCTAATCAATGCGTCAAATGATGATAACTCGGAAGATGTAAATGTAGATGAACCAGATGTATCAGTATAACCTGCACTTGCTAAAAATACAGCAGATGAACCTGATTTGCCTGATACGGTTCCAAATCCTGCTGATAATGATTTCATATCTTTACCTGTATAGTAAGTATGAAATACAATTCCTAATCTTGCTCTTGCAATTCTTTTACCGATAGATGAGTTAACTGGTACTGCATATGTAATAGTGTTTGGTGTAAACGTAATCATTTTTTCACCGTCTATAGCAGCAGATTTTAAATCACCTTTTGTGAATAATAAATCACCTTGATAGATACCTTTAATACCTAATCTTTTTAATTCATTTAAACATACTCGTAATTTATCTGCAACAGGACCACTATGATTTCTAGCAATATCGCCAGATGTATAATTGATTTTAGGTGTTACGTTGAATACTGATTTTGTACCGACAAAGAATTTGCCGTTTTCTGGATTGATACCTGCAATAACAGCAGGTGCACCGTCCCACTTAACAGACATATTGATACGTCCACTAGCAGAACCAGCTAGCATATTTCTAACTGACTTTAAAAAATTAACTGCGTTTCGACCACCATCTGAACCACGATTTATTATATCATCTTCTAAATGTTCTAAATGTGTGTTCTTATCGCTTGTAATAAAACCTTTAAAACTAAACATTTCTCTCTCATTGTTCCCATAACTATAATCACTTTTTCCATATAAATCAACTAAATTATATCACTATTTATAAGATTTGTCAAGTTTATTAGTAAACTTTTAAGTGAAAACAACTGTCAAAAAGTGTGTCGGCAACTGTTTTATCTACAATAGATTTTTCACCTCTTGCTTTTAGTTGTTCTTTTGAAATACCTACCCTAAATCCTTGTGATACGGCAAGATTATAGATATTTTCTACTGTAATTTCTCTTGCTATTTTATTTTTAATTTCATTTATTGCAATTGCTATTTCAGAAGCAATTGTTTTATTTAATACATTTTTTTCTGGTGGTTGACCTAATCTAAATTTTTCATTATTAATTTTAGTAAATAAGGTCTGTAAATATCCTTCTAGGTAATCTCTACTACCTTTTTCTTTTGATAATTTTTGATATCCACTTGCACCCAACCAATCTAATTCTCCTGTGCCTGGTTTATATTTTTCAGGTATTTGTTGAAATGTATTACTTTCTTTTCTAATTCTTTGTAAAGCATTAATACCAGATTTATCAGTATTATAAATTATATATTGATAATTTTCCGTACCTAAAGTACCAAATCTAGCACCTGATCCTGGAAACTCTAATTCTAATCTAAATCCACCTGTGTCAGTTTTACTTTTTAAATAACCTGTCATTTTTTTTACAAGTTTTTTAGTTTTCTTTTTTTGATAAATTAAATCAAATCTTATTTTTACATCTAAATTCCCTTGTCCTAAATCTATCCTATCAAATTTTACTAATTGTTCTATATCTCCATCTTCATTTACAGCAGTTATTCTAGCAGATGTACCTGCTGGTGCTTTTAAAGATATAGGATACAATTCTTTTTTTTCAAATAGTTTGTAAATTAATTGATTTAAATTATTTAATTGATCTACTGCGTTTGCAGGATTTTTATTAATTTTACTTTCTAATTCTCTTAATTCCTTTGTCAATGTATTTTCAGCATTAGATGTAAAAAACCAAACATCAGCAGGATTCCATTTATCTTTATCAACTGCTTTACTAAATCCTACTTTTGATTTAATTTGTTGTGCAACAACCTCAAAAGTCTTATATGGATCCATTGATCTTTTCATATTATCTGCTCTCAAAAATGTAAATGATTTATTTGGTATAGGATAATTAGAATACATCACATTTACTTGTGCCATAAGTCTAGCGTGCCATTCTTTATCTACTAGAAAAGCGTTAGCAAATTTTTTATATTGATTAAATACAGATGATTTTAATTCTTGGTCTACATATTTTGAAATTTTATAAGTAGAGGCAAAACTAGATATATCTTTAGCACTTTGAATATCGTCCCAATCTTCATAGGTTTTATCTTTATCATATTTACTTAAAGTACCTGCTGACTTCATAGCACAATATATACAAAAAAATGCTTCAGATAAAACTTCTACAATTTTACCACTTATTGTTGTTGAAGAACCTGATCCTTTTTTAGCAGGTTGTCCACCAAAATCTTCGTCTTTTTGTATGTTAGAAAAGGGTATTGTTTTTTCTGAATTTTTTACTTTATAAATTAAATTATTACCTGATACTTTTAAACCTATTATTTTTTCTCCGGTTTTTTCTATTGTAAAAGGTTTTCTATTTTTAATTTTAATATTTGCAATATCTTTTCTTGCCTTTCCTGCGTAAGGTCCTTTGCTTGCTTTTTTAGCAAATTCTGTATTTGAGAGTCCCATAGGACTATTTATGCACGGATATAAAGAAATGTGGGTATGCCACCATTAGGTTGCCATACACGGTGTTTGTTTTGAAAGTCTGCTGTTTTCTGTGCGTCTTCTTCAAAGAAGAATTCCGCAATAGTTTTATTTGTAGGTTGCTCTATTACCGTCCATAGTATTTTACGACCACGTTTTTTCATCTTTACATTGTACGATAATGTTTCATAATCTGTATCGTGTCTTGGTCGTCTATCGCCTTTATGAAA